GAACTTCTTTCCCTGTCTCGGTAGTAAATAAATGAGCAAAGTTTTTACTTATTTGTTCATCTGCTTCTTGTGTTCTTTGATAACCATCTACTCCGACATATGCTTGTTTAGTTTGTTTCTTATTGCTCAACTGGTTGCTCCTGCTGTTGCGGCCCCTCCTGCATCATTTGTTGCTGTTGAGCCATTTGTTGCGCCATTTGTACTAACTCTTTACGCTCACTTTCATCTCTTATCAAGTGGTCTGGTACACCAAACTTTTTAGCAAGGTAAGCAGCGGTCTCTTCTCCATTAATTAAAAGCTGCATCATCTCTGGTCCAAACCTACCTTGTATAAGCTCTAAGAACCTAGCAACAGATGTAATATCTTGGTTAGCTTGCGCTTGCGCTAAAGGAGATACAGACTTAATCTTAACTTCTCTACCATTTAATGTAGGTATCTCAATTCTTCCTTGTTTTTTTAGTATGTAAATTACTCTTTGAAGAACAGGTTGCACTAACTCTGCTTGCAATCTGCCAAAAGCAGAGCCAATTCTTCTTGATAAATCTGCCATACGCTCTGCTACTTCAGTAGCAGACGCAGGAGTCCTATCTGGATTACCCAACATATCATTATACAAAGCACGTTTAATGTTTAATCGCATGTCACTAAGAACAAGTTGCGCTACATCAAATCTACCTGCTGCTTGTATTGGCTGTAATCCTGCTGACCCAATAGCTTTTGGTATTATAGATCCTGGGACTAACTGTATTGTATCAGGGTTAACAACACCATCATCATCCATCTGATAGATACCAGAAATAGACATCTGTGCATTTTCTAATATTAACTCTATTGTTAGGTTTGTTGTTTTAATTGCAGAGAGTGCGTTCATTAATGGTCCACGCCCATAAACCTCACCTGCACATTTAGACCAACGGAAACAAATAAATGGGTTAGAGCCAACACCTGACATTTGTTTGAAATAAATTATAGAGTTTGTGGTCATACAGAAAGCATAACTTAAATATGCTTCTTCATTTCTCTTAGAATAATCACGACATATTAATTCAAGCACAGTAGTTGTATTGTCTGTACCATTCATCATCATGTTTTTTATTTTATCGTTTAGTATAGCATCAGGATATAGTAATTGTATCTGATCAAATCTAATATTTTTTCTTTCTCTAAACACATGATCAATTCTATCATCTGGCCCAGTGTCTAGTATTACATGCGGTAGTGGTATTGCTGAAAACCTAATAGGGCTTAACGAGTCACCTTCTTCCGCAGCCAAGATACCAGTCCCGACAGCCAAATCCATAAACGATTCGTGTACTTCTTGAGAGAAGTTGGAATTTTGAAGAATCTCAAATACATATTCAGTTACCTCATCTAGTTCATTGTTTATAAAATCTCTTTCTTCTTTAGGAATCTCAGATCCAGAAGTTAAATCTGCCCACCTAGCAAAGTTAGGGACAAGACCTGACTGCAATCTTGACGCAAACTCTTGCACGCCTACAACAGCAGTCTCATCAAATATCTTGTCATCTCTGCGCTGACCTATTGTCTCACTATAAAAAGATTCTCGTTGAGGCAACGCATACTCGTAACACTCTTCAAACAATGGTACGAAATTTTCTCTCTTCGCCTTGGCTCTTTCGTATTGCTCAAGGTATTTTTTTGCTACTGGATCGTCTATCATGTTTTATCCTATGTAAAATACTTATTATAATACCCGATGCCACCGCCAGACGTACTAGTAATTAAAGACCTTCTGCCTTTACCCAGACTTCTTTTTTTAGACAAAGCAGAAATTGTATCCATTTGTTTTTGTTTACGCTTAGGAGCTTTTGATGGAGGGCCTTCAAAGGGACCTCCCTCTTGCTTGCCTAACATACTTGTCATTGCTCCTGCGAGTGCATCCCCCGTTAAAGGAGCCTCAACACCTGTTGATAATTCTTTTTGTCTTTTTCTTTTAGGAGAATCTTTAAATAAAGTAGAAACTGGTGCAGTAAATGTTTCGGCTTTTTCTTCCATAGCTGCTTCTTTTACTTCTTGAGCTTTTACAGCTTCAGTTTTTTCAGCTTCTTTTACTTCAACTTCTTGCTCTTCCTGCTCTACGTCAACTACTTCGGGCTCTTCTTCTTTTTTCTTACCGCCAAAACACATGATATACCTCTTTGTTGTTTATGCTCGATAACCACATAATAAATAATAGTTCAACGCACAATTACATGCGAGACCAAAGTCCTTGCCTACGCCTTGGCCTATTTGGTTTAGCAAACAAATCAAAATTTGTCTTAGCTATTGTAGGTCTAGCTGCTTTTTGATTATTCATTAACGCTCTGCCCTCTCCTGCACCAAGAAGCATGTATTGTAAAGCATCGTGTATGTGAGAAAACATATTCTTATCTGGTTTATCAGCATATCTTTCACCAGATACTTCCATTCTTCTGTACTGATACCCACCCTCAAAACCTTTAATAAGTTGAACACAACGTCTATCTACCAAGAAAGCAGGTTTTCCTTCGCTCATTTTACTAAGCTGCGAATGTACCGACTCAAGTCTAAGGTCAACGGAATTAGACGGAGCGGGATATGCTCTAAGACCAGCACCTCTAAGGATGTGGAAAGGGGTAGACTCGTCGGTTTGCGCGCGGAAATCACCAGCAGGATCGCCAAATATATGAACCTCAGAAGTCTCAGAAAACCTAGTGGCAATCTCTTCCCGAAGAACTTCAGCAAATCTAACAATGCCCATGTCAAACGCAACAATCTCTGCTTGTACAAACCATCTCCCCCTTACTTTCTGACCTATAACTGCGGCTGGTGTTAACCCAAAATCAAGCCCTACATAGAGAGGATTCCCTGCTGCCACAGGTATTTCCTCTTTAGCAATGTGTGTTTCGCTTACAAACATAGGGTATATGGGCTTCCCATCTTTAATTGTACCTAGCCTATTCATAACATAGACATCAATCCAGCTCTTTGTTTTACCTTGTATTAAATTAGTATAATAAGAAGCCATCATGTTCTTACTATTCTCTGCACTCTTGTTTGATTTATAGCTCTCTATCTCACCTTCTTTAGTCTTAACCTCTACCATTGCGGAGGGTTGTGTAAAGAATCTCCAGTTAGTAGGCTTAACAAGCATCTTAGCTTGCTCTCTTGGTATATGATCTGGAACAGGAACTTCACCTGACATGATGGGCCACCAATGATCCTCCTCTGGAGCGTTGGTATCTGCTATGAATCCAGTCCAACTTGGACCTCCTTCACGCATAGAAGGAAACCGCCCTACGCGCATTGAACAAGCGTCCATGATGCTCTTAGGAATTTCTCTAGCTTCATTTACCCAGATGCCAGTAAGCTCGAGGGAGAGCAACTTCTTAACATCTTCGGGGCGGTCAAGGGCAAGGAATAGAACTTCCAAGTCTATATCGCCCTTTTTAATGTGGTGTGTGTATGGAACTGACCAAGTAAACTTACCCCATTCATTCTCTGGGAACCAATCAAGCCAAGTCTTTATAGTCGTTGTTTTTAACTGTGGGTTGGTATTACGAATGATAGCCCAGCGGCTACGTCTAATACCATTGTCATTCTTTTTTTGCAGCAATGCCCTGCGAAACACCTCAATACAACACCCAACGGACTTACCAGAACCTACTGGGCCACGAATACCACGAAAAAAGGTATCGTCCTTCATAAATTCTTTTAAGGTTTCGCCGTCAGGTTTGTATTTAAAGTCAATCACTTGTTGATTATTCCAGAATCTACACCAACGCGTATCATCTTTTCAACAGTTGAAGGGGCTAGGGAGTCAATAAGTTTATCTGCTTCATAGTCAGTACAGAAATCCTTTGGGTAGTGCTTGAAGTTTACAGTCTTAACAACCGTTCTTAAAACTTCCAGCTCTGGCCTAGAAAGTGTTGTTATAAAACTCATGCTTTCTTTTTCTTAGGAAACCCAGCTTTCATATTAGCGTACGCTTTATCTGATATAGTACTCTTAGACTTAGGGTTACTAGTACCTTTTTTCTTTTTTGCATTTATATTAGCGTACAAACCTTTTCTTGGAGCCATTACTTTTTCTTCTTTGCTGGTTTCTTTTTAACTGGCATTGCTGCTTTCTTAGCTGCTGCCATACCTTTAGGTGTGTATGCGAACTTCTTTCCTTTTACATTAGGCATTGTTTTTATTCCTTTTGCTAATTGCTTCACCTTTTCTTATTGCGTCTGCTTTAGAGGATGCACCCCAAGCATTTAAACTAAGGAGAAGACGTGTTTTCTTACCCTTAGAATCTCTTTCTGGCCCGTTAGCCGCACCCATGCGCTGCAAGAATGAAGCACGTCTAGGGTTGTCACCGCTCTTAACTGGAGCCTTAAGTGTACCTTGTGTATAACTAGCTCTACCCTTGGCATTAAGACCACCTTTAGGGTTCTTACCTTCTTTTCTAGTCCAAGCTTGTGTTTTTGTTTCTCTACTCATTTTACAAATCCTGCGCCAAAATATAATCCTACAATAGCACTAACCATGTGTGTGTCTAGGGGTGTAATAACAAACCCTGCGGCTTCTTTCCATACTACCCTTTCATCCCCACCAAATAACCATGAACCAAAGCTACCTTGAACCTCAGTGTATCCAACAATAACACCTACCTCTGGGTAAAATATTGCAGCTACTTTAGGTAATACAATGATTGCTCCAACAGATCCAAGAGCAATGAGTCGACGCGTCCAAGCGAAATGCTTGTCTTTCATGCCGTATTCTCTAGCAGTATTAACTGCTCCAGCGCGGAACTCTGAACGCTCCATTAACATCTTTTGATTTGCAATGCGTGCCTTTAATGCCTGTCCCCAGATAGACATAACACCGCCTAAAAGCGTAGAGCCTAGCATAGTAATTAACTCTAGTGGAAACCCCATTATTCATACTCCCTAATTTTTGGTACAATAGATTTACTAGGGTTTAATCTTCTCATGTTTTGTGATTTTAATTCTTTAACAGAACTACCTGCCCATTTAGGCTGATTACCATACGACCAAGTCATTCTTGAATCCCTGAGATCAGCGTGAAGAAAATTACCAGAGTCATTAAACCCAAAGCCATTAAATCCATGCCTTTGTAAAGAACCAAGCAACTTCATCTTCTGTGCATTAGACATTCCCCTAGTAGAAATATCTACAGCCTTACCGTGGTTGTGTTGAGAGGTAGCTTCTCTCTTTGTGCCAACCCCACTAAGAGCATCATTTATTAATAAAGGAACACCAAAGTCATTCGCTGCACCCGTTAATGGCCCAGATAATAAAGCATCTAAATTAGAGTAAGCATCTTTAGTAACATCCTTACCTATTGGCTGGTCTCTTCTTGTGTACGCAGAGGGTTTAAACGTAAAACTCTCGTAAACACCACCCATTAGAATACCTCCTGTGATTAAAAATATGATTGCTTGTAACACACATCGAGCCTTTTTCAACAATAATGTTTGTTGTAGACCCTTACAGTAACTAAGCTTGCAGTTTTTGACCCCCCCCTGCCGCTACGAAAGGTCTATACTAACGCTAATGTCGCCAGCAACTTGCACCTGTGCGCGTTCAATAGGTTTGTATCCTGCACGATCCAGTATATCCTTAGACGCCTCTAGCTGTACATACTCCGACTTCGCGCCCTGCGCTAGCTTGCTTACCTGTGCGGCAGCTTTCGTAGCATTCAAACCAATCGTCTCCTGTACCCTCGTCATCATATACTGCTGCACATGCGATAGCTTCAATGCCTTGCTAGCAGTTACTCTACCGCTATCACCCTTAGCATAACCTGCTTCAGCCGCAGCCTTTGTTATACTACACCCAGTTGCTACGAGGGTATCCACTAGTGCCATCTGTTTTGTAGTTAGTTTACGCTGTAATACATTCATCTAATACCTCCTAAGAACCCCCCTGTAATCCCCCCGTTGATGGCACGTCAATAACCCTTGTGTCAACTCACAATAGTATTAACGCAACCCATTAACGCATAACACTACACGAATCCTTACACATATCCCCATAAGACTTAGGCAATTTCTTCGCATCATATTAATCCTGACCCATAGCTCACGTATATCATCAATGTTCACCCTGCCATCTGTAATCTGACATAACCATCTTTGTCACCTCAAGGCCATTCGTTCCTCAGACCTTGCGGTAACACAAGCCCAAGTGGGAAGATAGCCATGTCTTATTCCACCTGTCAAGATAACCATCTTGATATAACGTAAACTATGGAGATTAATATGACTAAAGAAATTACCACATCTTACGAGAATATGCTTAAAGGATTCTCTACATTTCAACGTAAGCAACAAGTTAGAAACTTATGTTACAACGCTCATAGAGCAATGTATCAAACCAAAGAGAGCGATAGATTCTCAGGCATCAAAGAGTCCTATGATATTCAATGGGAACGAATGAGCGAGGCTCAAGAACAGAAGCTTAACGAGAAAGACAGTGAGGCTTGGAACAGAACAATAGCTTTCACCGAAGCGTTAGATCAAGACTTCAAACATATGTTAATTCACATCAATGTACTGAACACGCTTTACAAATTAGCATTCGGTATATCATTTGAGTATGGCGCAAAGAAAGAACGCCCAGTAGCTAAGGTTCTAACAATAACCAAAGCTGCATAACCTAACGTCCTGAGCATGACTTAAAACTGCTTATCAATCAAACACAACGGAGGAAACACCATGTTAGATAGTTTAAATCAGGGATCATACCCAACAAAGAATTGGCAGTTCGATACTGAGTTAGTGCCACTTCAAATAGAAAATGGAACCATTGTCAATTCACACAAAGCATTGATTCGCACTGATACTGAGGAAGTATTAGCAGTACACGGCAATGGATATCATATCATATCACACGATGATGTAGTTAATTCTACCTATGATGCAATCAAACAAGCAGACATTAGTAGTGACTATGAGTTTAAGGTTACTGACTATGACAATGGCAGAAAGCTTAAAATAGATGTCATATTCCCTAACTTAATAGTTCAACCAGTAGTTGATGATCATATTAGATTTCAAATTCAAGTGTATAATAGTTACGATGCTAGCTGGTCTTTATCACAATCAGCTAAAGCATTTAGGTTGTGGTGTATGAATGGATGCACAACACCAGATACTATTAGTCATCAGCGTACCAAGCATACCAAGAATGGATCACTAGGACTAGATGCAAGCACTGACTTAATGCGACAAGGAGCTAGGCAATTCTTTAAAGATAAAGATTTGTGGGCTTCATACACCAAGCAGCCAATGAATTGGAGTACAGTAGAGAGTTTCTTTAAGAAAGAATTAGTTAAAACTACTCATAGATACAGAGATCACAATGAGTTTAACAAGAAGCAGCTTGATAACTTGCTAAGCATTCATGGTGATCAAGTTAATCACCTAGGTCACACTGCATGGGCAGCTTACAATACCATGACTCAATGGGCTACTCATACTCAAGATTGTGCAGTACCAGAGAATGCACAACGTCAACGATCAGATACAATAGCAAAGGCTATGCGTTCTGATGACTGGAAAACATATACAATGTTAGGAGCATAAACAAATGGTTAAGATTATTACAGCAATACCAACACAGGTACTAGATTATTACCTAGAAAACATAGTACCTAGTGTGTGGATTACAGACATAGAAGAGCAAGTCAACGGATGGTATGCTCTTGGTATCGACCCAAGTTACCATGATAGAATAACTTTCCTTGCAATGTGTCACGAAAAATGGGAACGTCATAACTCAAATCAAATAGAGGGACATCCAATATGAATCCAGAACCAATTTTTATATCACGCAGAGACAAAGTTTTATACGAAGCTAATCAATTAATTAGTAAAGATAGAAACAGTCAGTACGGTGATCCACATATTAACATGATGATGATTGCTAGGGCTTGGTCAGAAACACTTGATCATACTGTACAAACGTGGCAAGTACCTATTATGTTAGCACAAATGAAAATAGCTAGGCTATCAAGCGGTGGGTACAAAGAAGATTCCATTGTAGATGCTATAGGATACCTAGCATTGGCAAGTGAGATGAAAGATAAAGACGTTCCCGCATTATAAGGATGAGACTTATGTTACTGGGTCATATGAAAAACTTATCGAGCAGATGGTTGTTCATAGAAGCACACTTGGTATATCTCAAGAAGAACTTGCAGGTAGAATCGGGTGTGCTTCATCACTCATTCATAAATGGGAGCAGCACAAACGAGTACCTTCTGGGTTCTTGTTTACATGCTGGTTAGATGCACTTGGCTGCGAGATCACGATCAACTTCAAAGAAACTTAGGCAACAATCCGCTACATGCGAGGCGTGTGGTGTTGTATCTGATTTGTTCTTGGCTATACTAGCTAACATAGAACCGGTCAGACATTACATTATATGTTTAGACTGCTATCAGAGGGACACATGGCAAACAAAAATAAACTCAAAGGAACTTACCACGAAAACTGGTTTGTTAAATGGCTCACAGGAATCGGCATCGAAGCAAAGAAAGTACCCCTCAGTGGTGCGCTCGGTGGTGAATACTCAGGTGACATCCACCTCTTTATCAAAGGAAGAAAACTGGTGGGAGAAGTAAAGTATAGAGACAAGTCTAGTTTCCCTAGCCCATTCACAGTATTAAAGGGAAGAGACATAGCATTCTATAAAAGAAAAATAGGTAAGCCACAGACACTAGTAATATTAAGCGGCGAAGAATTTGAAAAACTAATGGAGAAAGATAATGAAAGCAACACCACAAAAATTTAAAATATCAGTAGAGCAAGAAATACTTTACGGTGAATGGATGAAAAAATCAGCCATCGAGATGGGGCAGGAAGGTAAGCTGCCGCAGATGAGTATGCACCAACAGATGAGCCAAGACAGGCTAACTAAACAAGAGCAAGCCTATCAGATAATAAAAAAGAACGGAGTCACAAACGCAAAGCAACTAGCAGAACAGATGGGATTAAATAGCAAAGACCACGCTAGAAATTTTATTCAAAGATTAATAAGGGATGGTAGGATTGAAAGAACTAACAACCCTACAACAGGTTGCTATCCATACAAAGGATATAAAGTTATCAGTAACTAAACTCGTCTTTAACTTTAACGCACTGGCAATCTATAAAAAATAAATCACCGTTCTTTTTTTTAATAGCATTATCCATAGCGTAGACAGCAGTCTTAATATTAGCTTCGCATCTTTCTCTAGTTGTTTCCCTAACAGGTGGAACCCAACCATGACAAACATCACCGTTAGAAAATGTAGCGCAGTATATCATAGCCATAATCCACATTATAAACAAACCTTTATACGACTAACTTCACCCTCTTCTTTATGGTAAGTAATGCCTTGCATCTGTGACCTACTACTATAAGCGTGACTAGCTGCATAAGAATCCTTACCTGTTACAGCTCTCAGTTGCTCAACAATTACACCACCAATCTCACGCATCATTGTGTGGTGTAGGTGTCCAGTAAAATAAAATCTATGCTTAGTTCTACCCCATATCTCAGGCCAAGCGTCAGCCATATGCAGCACAAGCCTATCTGCTTTTGCTTTATCCCCGTGGTGCGCGGCAATCATGATACTTCCAAACTCATGCACAAAGAAATCGGCAGCGGTTTGTTCTACAGTCACTCTAATATTATTCTTGTAACGCTCTGCTATTGCAAACATCACAGCCAAATAAGAAGTCTCATTGTGATTACCACGCAATACCCTGCATATTATTTGCTCATGCTTTTGCAACGCACAATCAATTGCAGCAGCTAACGCAGTTATTGCGCACCTTAGTGAATGAAAAAATCTTTCGGATACATCGAGTGGGTGTTTACTTCTAGGAGTTTGAGCATTGTTATCATCAGCATGGGTCAAGTCACCAACGTCTAATACCAAGGCGTACTTAGAGGGCGGTGAGTTAGCAACACACTTAGCCATGCCTCTTCTTATTCTCTCTACTGCAATGTCTGAGTTGTACTCTTCACCTGTCTCACCAGCATCTGCGTTCATACCTATGTGTGCATCAGCAATGGGGTATAGTGTGAGTAAGTTATCCTCAGAAAATCCTGGTGCTTTTATTATAGGACACAGAACAACACCGTTAATTAGTTCTTGTATAGACTCAGCTATGTTTACTGTGTCTTGGTTGTCTATTGAGTTCTTAAAATATAAACTAACATCATCAGTTTTAATCCAACCAGAATGCACAGAGTTCATGTCAGAAAAACCTGTCTCACTCATAGCGTACTTGATGCCTTCGTCAGCTTCTTGATAAGACTTTGCTAAAGCAAGTCTATGTCTTAAAGCAGAGCGACTGATGCCTAAAGCTTTTGCTGCTTTAACTTGGCTTCCATATTTAACAACAGCATCTAATGCTTCTTGTTGTTTTGGTGTCAATTTAATTATCCAGTAGTGGGTTGTTTAACGCTTTCATAATTTTAATATCTAAGTTTGTTTCTAGTGTATCAATCTTTTTGTCAAGTCTATCTACCTTTGCATCAATTCTAATTTCAAATGCACTAATGATATCTCTAATTGTTTTTACATTAGCTGCGCTTGAAACATTAACATCCTCAACTGATTTTCTATTCCGTTCTTCCTGCTTATCTAGGTTGTTAGTCTGTTTGTAAAGCTGAGACTCAACAGAAGCTTCTACCTCTTTCAGTTCTTCAGCTTGTTTATCTAGCTGGGATTCTAACTGAGAGTTAATAGAAGACATGTCTTCCTTTAGCTCCATCTTTAAATCATACACATCTGTTTGTAGTGTAGCTACAATATCTTTAATACCATTAACCTGTTCTCTAACTACTTGGTTCATTAGATTGTCTGCTTCTTTTAGATTGTCAAACTCAGTAGCTATAATACTTAACTCATTATGCACCATAGTAATATGTTTATCTATGTGTGAAAGATTAGGACTAACAAACTTTTCAATCTTAGAACGCATCTTCATGTAGTCAGCATGTATTTCAAACGCACCCCATGATGCACCACCTAATGTAGATAGAGCAGTAAGAATAGCAAACATCTTACCACCTGTAAATTTTACACCACCAAATTCTACTTCAGCCATGTTGTTCTCCTATTGTATTGAGTGTTTATCATATTATCCATCTTGGCATTGCTGCCACCAAACATCACAAAAGAAGCCAAGCCATTGTCTTGAATGTGCGTGTCTTTAATCCTAGCTGTTGTAAAGAAACCTTGAGTGTCCTCGATAAGCTGCCGCTCTTCAAAGAAACTTTTAGAATTACCTAACACTTGCATTACTAATAAAGTTTTGATTTGATTAGTGTTGTCGTACTTACCTTTGTCACCCATCTTAGTAATAATTTTTTTGGCTGCTGTCTGTTGTTTATCTTTTACACTGTTACTCTTTTCCACTTTAGCGTCCTGCTTAGAATCTTTGTCTTCGCTCTTTGCTTTTGCTTGCTTTTGTTCTGGCTCTTGCTCTGGCTCTGCCTTAGGCTCTGGCTCTTCTTGTTTAGTTTCTTTTTGTACATCCTCTACCGTTTCCTCTGGCTCTGGTTTAGGTTCTGGTTCAGACTTCACCTCTGGTTTAGCAGGTTCTAACTCTGCAACCTCTACCTCTACTTCTTCTACCTCTAATGTAACCTCGACTATTACTTCTTCTGGTTCAACAGTAGGTAAATCTATTTCTGCTTGCACATCTTCTATATCTATAACCTCAAAGCTATCATCCATCTCAACAACCTCAGGCATATCAAAGCTTTCCATCTCTAACTCTACTGTCTCGTAACTAATTTCTATCTCTGGCATATCTATTGGTGTCATGTCAAAGTCACCATTGTCATCAATTATAATATTATTATGGTCTATGATATCTTCTATGACATCTATTACAACGTCATCTATTACCACCTCAAGAGCCACAAACATTTCCATTGTAGTAATGTGGTAATCAATAATAGTTTGAATAGCATTGTAGATAACATTAATACTTACGTTATCAAACAACGCATAGTCCATAGTTATACCTAGGTTTCTACCACCAATCTCAACAGTCATAGAAGTTAACCCACCTGAGAAATCAAACCCACCAGTATATGTTTGGAACCCTGACTCTACGCCAGTAGCAGACAGCATATCTGTGCCAGAAAAAGCAACACCATCATTATTATTACCTGTGATGTGTATGTAAATGTTATCTTCTTTGTCAGTCTTATCTACATCTATAGAGTAGGTGGTCTTACCTCCGTTACTTATAGGATTATCAGGAAGAGTAATGGTTTGAATGTAGGTAGTACCGACTTTCTCTACACCTTGCGTTGTTGTGAATGACCCTGTTCCGTTTATACCAGCACATTTGCCTGAGTCTTCTATGCCTCCACAAGCCTCACCAGTGGGCATAGTAGCTGGGCCTTGCCCACCCCAGTCCTTATCCATGTCTCCCTCATGGTTAGAGCTTACAATGCCTGTCTCACCGTCTAACAAATCTAAGGTAGTTTCATTGGTAATGATTGTGGTCTCTACTGTATCAGTAGTAGTGGTAATAGTTGTTGTGCCATCAGGCTGCTGAATAATTTCTTCCTCAATAAGCGTGTCAATTATAACAGATGTTTCTGATGGGGTGCATAACCCAACAACACCTGACGGACATGGGTCTATAGGAACTTCATTACCATCTGCCAGTAGTGGGCTAGCTAAGAAAAGTAATGGGATTAATCGTTTCATTTTTTTGGATTAAATAATTTTTTAAAAAACTCTTTAGCTTTTTTTCTACCTTGTTCTTCTAAGCGTCTAACTTCTCTTTGCTTATCCTCTAACTCTGCTGCCCTCTTTACCCTCAATCTTTCTCTTTGCTCTTTGCGAAGAATAACCTTCATATCAGCACCATCAGGTATTTGTGCTACATCTTTTTCCCATGCAGCTTTAGCATCAAGACCAATCAATCCTTTGTATGGTGGAAAAGTACCAGCAAACCACATAGCATCAAACACTCTTGGGTCTTGTGATAGCAAAGCAACACTAGCTACTTTCATTCCCATTCCATAGAGTGACCTAGCTAGTTTAATTCTTTCACAGTTTAAATCTACTGCTGTTTGCCCAGAGCTAATACCAATTCTTAAAGATTGCACAGAGCCTGAGAATCCAGCCCTACATATATCAGAGTTATTAACTACAACACTAGGTGAGTTAGCACTAGGTGGTGTCTTATCTACTGAAGTAACTACTGTTGATGTAACGGTATTTGTTTCAGCAGCGTAAGCCATAGGAACTAGCACTATTAAAAATAATAATACAAGAAATCCCCACATAAGATATGTTAAAGCTCTTAACATTAAGACGCAGTGTAGCCATTACCTGCTGTAATAGCATTGGTTGTAGCTGTCATAGACTCACTACCCCAGTCTGACTTAGCTTTCATTAGCTCAAGATGCTGTGTGTTTCTGTCTACACAGTCTTGTCTATCTGCCGCTAATTCACCAGCCATAGCGTTACCTGCTATTACATCAGTAATGAGTGCTATGGAGTGACCCATTGCTGTGAAGTCTGATGCTAGTTCTGCGTCTGTTCTGTCTGCCATTTTATTTATCCTTCTAATGTTGCTATGCGAGCGAGTGCTGCATCTAATGCTGTTGATAATTCTTGTACTGCTTTAACAAGTGGTATAACAAACATTTCACGAGATACT